CTTAGCGTAGTCTTCTACAATCTGATGTGTGATATTGTTTTGATGGAATACAGGAGTTACATATTCAATGCCATACCCATTGCGAGTGGCAAACTCTTCAACATATGATACTAGACCAACATAAAGAGTTTTTCTAACTTGATCGTATAGACGAACTTTTCCATCCCAGAGTCTTGCTCTGAATTGTGGTGTAAATCTTGCACCTGGATATTCATATGTAAAGAAGTCAGCGAGTTCTTGTTCAATAGAACCATCGCTAAAAACTCTAACATAAACTTCGTCTAACTTCTCAATTTTTATCATTACATACCAGCTAAGAATTTCTTCCATTCAACTGCAGTTTTAATCTGCCAGTCTCTGGCTTTGATTTGGCCAAGAACGGATTCAAGAAAATATATCATTGTCTCAAGATAATCAATCTTGACTCTTAAAGTATTTAGTTCGGTGTCACCTGAGAGGAATTCATCCATCTCATTCTTCAATGGCTTAACACCTTGCCATTGTTCCCAATTTAAATTAGTTAATTCGTCACGAGATAGTTCACCACGATATAGGCGAAACTTATTCTTGCGCAACAAGTTGTAATCTGATTGGAGTTTGGTGTGTTTTAGTTTGACATTGACAAGTAGTTTTAAATACTTGGCATGTAACTTGGGAGTTGCTGTGGTGGTTTCACCGAGATAGTTATCATCTATCTGGCAATCTAAATCCCACGCTTCTTGCAATTGTTCAATATTCATAATATCCTCACATTTATATACTGCTAATTATACCGCAGTATTACAAAAAAATCAAGTTTGTCTTACAAGAATTTGTAGTATCCGTAGCGGAATGTTGCATTCCCTACTAGGTATTGCACATCTGTATTTGTAGATGCAAACATCAATGAATCAATCGTGATTGGAAACATGTCGCTGAATTGCACGATTTGAGCAGTTTCATTATTACCATTAAGGATTTGCAGAGTAGCGTCAGAGTAGTTCTTTGCCAACTCAGAATAATTTAAATTATCATTCGCATTGAATGTAATGTACTGATCATAAGACTGTGGGAAACCTAAAGCGATAATCCAATTATAGATTGCTTTGTAGTTTGCCATATCAGAGTCAACTAGAAACTGAACAGTGAGTTGATCATAGGTTAATGTTTCACCTGGAATTGGTTGCACATTAAATGGATTACCAAACTCAGGAGCACCAAGAGTAATACCTGGAATATTTACCTGCTGACAAAAGAATGACAGATTAGGTAATTTGGTAATGTTGAACATGAACCCATTAGGTGATAATGGAGTGATGTTATCTGGTAGTGGACAGGTGATAGTTGTAGTAGCCATAACATTATTTATCCAAATAAAAAAGAGGGATCCGAAGATCCCTCTTAAAGTACCGCTTCTTCGTCGGCTTTTTAAAACCGACTAACCGATTACATTAGGTTAGAAACCTTAACACGACGGTAGTAGTAGTTCACATCAGCAGTCAAGTTGTCCTGACCACCAGTGCCGTCATCCAAGTTAACGAATGGGTTAGCAACTAGACCGTAACGAGTCTTGAAGCCAATTTTTGGCTGGAAGCTGTTAGGATCAACTGCACGAACCATTTGCAATGGAACATATGGGCAATAGAACAAGCCAGCATCAAAAGCAGATGCGCCTTTGTAGCCAACAACGAAGAATTGTGTTGAAGACACATTAGATGTGTATGGGTCAACATAAACTTTGTACTTACCGTTTAGAATACCAGCGAAAGTAGTAGAAGTATCATCAACAGTCAAATCATTCTTACCAGTTAAACCAGAAGAATAATCTAACACACCAGCCATTGCTAGGGCAGAAGCCACATCAGCTGAAGTGATGATAACATTACCACGACCACGACGAGTTTGTTGACCGATTGCATTGGCTTCACGCTCGATTTGGAACATTAGACCTTTGAACTTCTCAACAGACCAACGACCATTTGAGTCAGTGTCTAAGTCGAAAGTACCAGCAGTAGTAGTACCAACTTGAGCACCTGGCTTAGCAGTTTTGTAGATTGTACGAATAACTTCACGGTTGATTTCAGCAAGGATCTCAGTAGAGAGAATGTTGCTTAATTCGCCTTCAGCGTCAAGACCATGAACAGACTTCATGTCTTGTGCTAATTCGATAGAGTATTCTGCCTTCAAAGCACGAGTCTTTGCAGTTACAGAAGTCTTTTCGATAGAGAAAGCCATAGCACCGAAAGAACCATCACCAACACCACCTTGACCTAAACGCTCGCCATCAGCAGTCGCTAGACCAGTACCAGTAGTTTCAGATCCACCGAAGTCATACGCACCAGAGTGAGTACCTGTACCAGCGAAGTCTGTATCAGCTTCGTTGAACAATGCTTCGTCACCACCTTGAGTGCTGTAACGAGATTTCATTGCGAAGATCAAACCAGTTGGCTGAGTCATTGGTTGTACACCGCAAACATCATAAGCGATCATTTGTGGCATTGCACGACGAACTAAGCTGATCATTACTGGATCGAACTTAGCGAAACCGCCAGTGTCACCATAAGAACCAACAGAGTTAGCTGGAGCAGCTTCAAACAACGCTTCACGCTGTTTAGCCATTTCACGCTCTTGGTTTTCTAGAAGAACCGCAGTTACTTCTTTACGATAGTTGTCACGAATCTTTGGAGCACTTTCGTGCTCAAGAATCGGAGCCCATTTTTTTACTAAATCTTGACGAGATTGTGTCATTTGGATTTCCTTATTTGTTTAATTTGTTGAGCTGAGCAGCATAAGCAGACATAGCTGGATCTAATTTCTTAGAAACTTCTTCAGTCAATGCTTCTACTGGAGCATCAGTAACTACAGACTTAACTTCTGTAGAACCTTTAGTTGTGAAATAATTTTCACGGATAGTCTTTACTTTGGTTTCAAAACTAGCTTGGTCTTCGTAAGAGAGTTCTTCAACAAGAGACATAAACTTTTCAGCTTCAGTGTCTGTCAAACCTTCGCTTACAGTTTTAACGATTTCATTGCGATTGCTTTCAGCAAGAGTCTTGCTTAATTCAATGTTAGCTGCAACTTGTTCGTTTAACTTTGCTTCCAATTCATCGATCTTAGATTCCATTTCGCCAAGCACATCGAATTTCTCTTCAGGAATATCGATATAGTGCTCTTCAAATAAATTCTTCAGACCGCCAATGAAACCTTCAAGAATATCGGATTTCATACCACGCTCTAGGGCAATTTCATTCTGTGTCATCCACTGCTCGGCAATATAACCGAGGTATCCATCAACTTGCTCAACAATTCCCTCTGTATTCTTCGCAACAGCTTCCGCTAGTTTGCTTTCGAATTCTTCTTCAATACGAGCAACTTCTGACTTAACACGAGTCATAACAGCTGCTTCGAAAATAGTTTCTGCTTTAGCACGGAACTCTTCAGATAGTTCCTCGCCATTCAACAATGCGTCAACATCTTCTTTAACGCTAGTACCTGTACGAATGACTGCTTGATCACCAGCAACTGCTTTAGCAGTAGCAGGGTTTGATTTCTGGGATGTAGCATTTGCAGCTTCATCTTCGTTATCTACATTATTTTTTGCATTGGCTTCATTTGGTGTTTCACCACCATTTGGTACATTGTTAGATGCTACACGGATTGGAGACTGATCACCAGCCTGTGCTCCGTCTTTACCTGAGTCCATACCACCTTCTTTGCCTGCATATTGGGCTTCGTCTAGTTTCTTAGACTCTGCCAAAATTTCAGCGATTTTTTGTTCGATTGACATCGTTTTCTCCTGTAACTGGATAGTTCTATTAGATTATTTATTATTTATCTGATTTTACTCAGAAACTTTTGGAAAGCATAAATCTTTGCTTCCTCTAGATTTCGTGAAGAAGCCTTGCGAATAGAACGCTTTGCTTCCTCAATATGTTGTTCCACAAACTTTCCATCAACAAAGACCCACTCTTTTGACTCCATAATACCTCTTACGAACGCATCTGGAGCAGACGGATCGGCAACGATGTCAGCTGCAGTGGACAGCATAAAATCGTCTTGAACAATTTGAACACCTTCGTTATTTGTTTGAAGGGAACCCAATGCTCTGCTAGATACTCCAAGGTTTGCACCGCCATCTAAAAGACCTCGTGCAATTTGACCCATTGGGGTTTCTAGAATCTTCGCTTTGCCGATGTAGTTAGTACCTTCTTTACGCAAACTAACGATCAAGTGAGATACACGATCCAAATTAATGGAAGGAGTATCTGGATGACCAAGTTCACCATAGGCACGATTCTTATCGACAGATTCTTTAATGTAACGACCCACTTCTTTGTCCATTACAGACTCAGTATACAAACGACCATTACGATTAACTAATTCAGATTGAAGAAAAATTCCTTCAATAAAATATTCTTTTCCTTTGCCGAGTTTAGTCTCAACAATAGTATTTGTTTGTTCGAAAACTTCTCTAATTAGTCTCATGATTAGCTTCCTACAGCAGTTGGATCATCGTAAGCACCGAAAGTAGCATGCTCAACTTTAGTAGACCAGCCAGCAACTTTACGAAGAACTAAAATACCAGTAACTTCTTTTGCAGCACCATTAGTAATAACGATGTCAGAAGTATTGTCATTAGTTAGTGGAATACCCCATGCATTTAATTCTGCATAAGGAGCATTTTCAGGTGCGCATACAATAACATTTTTGCTGTTACGAACAACATTAACTTTTGATGCTAACTCGCCAGTGATTTGCCATTTAACGATATTAACTGTTGGAGTAGCTGCATTTCTTGCTTGGCTTGTTGCAGTTAAGTTGGCGATAGTAATAGTGCCAGACTCTGCAGCAGAAGACTGGAAATGAATCACAGTCTCTTGATTTGTATTCTTAAGGGTTGTAAAAACCATTGCCATCTTATTGTTCCTCTAATTGTGTAAGCACATGAAAGAAGTTCTCTTTTGACTCTCTCATATACTCAATAATTTCTGTTTGCTTATGTAATAAGTTATTTAGGCGAACTTGAGTACGCTCGTCAATAGTTACAATTGACTCATCATTAAGAACATAATGCAATTTACCCTCAACCAATCTGTCAAGTTTATTAAGAGAACGAATACCTTGAACAACTGGGTCTACACTAAACATATGAGAAGAAGCAAGTTGTATATAATTTTCGATTAATGTATCGGTAACTTTAATATCGTGATATTCTTTAATAATATTAGCGACAGTATGTTCTGATAGTTCCTCGTATAAGTCTTTTGATACTTGTTCTTCTAACTGATGTGAAATATAGTCTTGTTTAATGTATTGTCTTGCTTCTTCTAAACTCGTAAATTCTGTTTCAATACCATTTATCAAAACCTTACCTTCTTCAGTTCTTTCGATTAACTGAAGATAAGACCTAATGCTTTCAACGACATCAGATCGTTTTAGAGATTTTGTAAATTCGTAGTAACGCATTACTCTTCCGTAGTGGGTTCAGCTTCTTGTTCTGTGGCTTGCGCAAACATACCCTGTGCAACATTTTGGCGCATTGCATCTAATCTAGTAGATAACTTTTCTGCCATTGCATTTGCAAAAGCATTTTCTGTTTCAAGTGCATCGCCAGCTTGAATTGCTTGGACTAAATTTTGTACTGTTTCACTCATAATATTCTCCTATTAATTTGGCCAAGTACCAGTTTTTAATTTGGTAACTTTACCTTTGCTCTGTTGTGTATCTTCTTGTTCCGCTTCAGCATCAGCTTCTTGTTGATCTTGAGCACTTTGATCTTGCTGAGGTTGTACAGCTTGTTGCTGTTGCATTGCTGCCTGTTGCTGTTCAGCCTGTGCATCCATCGCTGGTTGCTGCATTGCCTGTTGAAGTTCTCCTTGAACAGTTGCTTGCTGAATCATGATATCCTGTTCTTTATTCATTTCTTTCTGGATATCTTTAATTTCTTTATCATCCAAACGAAGAATGTTTTTCTTAACCCAGTCTTGTGAATAATATTTACCAACGAATGGATCTACGATTTGTAGTAAGCCCATTCTGGCTTGCATAATTTCACTGTCACGGAGTTCAGCATAGTTATTATCTTCAATGTAATCGTATTTAATATTAACACGAAGTTCATCCCATTCATCTGGACGAATAATACCTTTGCTGATTAACTGAACACGAAGTGCTTGGTTAAATAATGCATTAAATTTTTTGCGCAGTCTAACAATAAATTTATTAAACTTAACTTCATCACGAGTAATTTCTTGTGAACGACCAATACTGAAACCAGAAGACTGTTGTAATCGGCTAATTGGTACATTCAATGAGTGAAACAATTTGCCTTGGAAGTATTCAATATCTTGAATCTCACCTAAATTTTGTCCACCTGGAGGTGTAGTAATCTCAGTACCCTTACCACCCTCACGACGAGGCATCCAGAAGTCTTCCATCATTGACAGGTGACGACGATCATCTCGTGTCTCACCAGTTGTTGCATCATAAACAATCTTGTTACGGAACTTATTCATAATGTCCGTTACATACTGCTCTGCTTTCAACTTAGGTAAATTACCCACATCAACATAAAAAATTCTTCGTTCAGGTGCACGACTGATACGATAGATGACAAGGGAGTCCTCGATCATCTTTAATTGATTAACTGGTTTAATTGCCTTATGAAGATAAGACATTGCCATACCAGTATTTGGATCTACATATCCTGATGGAACATAGACCACTGAATCAAGAGCTAGTTTAACACCATGTGTTGTTTGCTCTGTAATTCCTTTATCGTTGTAAAGATAATATTCTTCGATTTCTTTTACAACTTCAACACCTTGTGGTGTTCTTTCTTTTTTGATATTCTTAATACGACGAATCTTACGAGGATCGATGTATCTTAATTCTTGAATACCAGCTTTAACATTTGACTCATCGATAAGAATTTGATAATATAACCTTCCGTCAATATACCATGCACGGAAAGTTTCATGTGCTCTTTCGTCAAACTTTAATATACGGAGTACATTATGAAATTCTTCACGAATTCTAGTTTTAATATTTTCTGAAACTTTAACTTCATCAAGAACAATCTCAACAGATTTGTGGGTTTCGTCAGCCACAATTGCTTCGTTGACAATATCTTCGATCGCTCCATCACAATCACTATACTGTGCCACCTCACGGTAGCGACGGATCAAATCATTTTCATTCTTGATAACACCTTCAAGATCCATGACCATACCGTAGTATCCACCAGCATTTACACCAGTGTTTACTACGGTTGCGCCTGTCTCATTAGGGCTAGGGGGAACTACACTCGGTAGTTGATCCCCTTCCTTACGCTTTATCTCAAATCCAAATAATTGCATTATGTAATAACCTCAGTTAATTATTAAAGTGGGAAACTACCAACTGGAGTATCAATAGAAACATTGACACCAAAGCCAGCAGCTGCACCAGTAGCTGATGTAAAGAAGTTGTATTGGAACTCTACATCAAACTGTTCAATTGCATTTTGTTGCTCGTAATCTAAACCGATTGCAGAAATTGTTGTTGGGAATGCATCAACAAACTTGTAACTCTTGATAATTGCACCATTGCGGTCTAACTGGTGAACAGACAAGTCAACTTGGTAGTCAGTAGGATTAGTACGACCATTAGTTGTATTGTAGTTCTGAATACCAGATTGCCATTGCTCTAGTGCATTACGAATACCAAAAGTAGTATCGTTATAAACTGTCACAGTCCATGGTTGGAATGTTCGTTCACCAGCAAAGTTAACTGGGCGACCACGATACAAGACTGGTAGAGTCTCGATAGTGGATGCAGGTAATTGAGCAGCTTTACATAAAAACTGTGCTCTTTGTCCTGCAACTACACCCAATGTAACATATGACGGGAATGTTAATTCAACACGGAATTGATTAGGGCGAGCACCGCCACCAATCATCTGCGCTTTGAAATCAGCAATATTTGCCATTTAATTCTCCTTGTTCTTTTCTTTATTTATCTTGAATTACGCACCGATTTCTGAGAAGTTAATCGCAGAACGAGCAGCAACGAAATTGAGAGTGATAAAGTTGATAGAACGATTTGGCTTAACGAAGATATCAGCAACGAATTCGTTACGATCGATAACTTCACCTGTGTTGTTAGACTCATCGCACTTAACAACGAAATCAGTAATACCACGACGACCTTGGACATCACGGAGGAATGGCTCGACTAAGTTCTTGAACTGTGCACGAGTAAATCCATCGTTGAATTCGAACAACTGGAATTTTGCAGCAGTAGCAATCGCTTTTTCCATAACAATGAATAGGCGACGAACATTAATACGATCAAACGCACTTGGTTTAGCCAAGAGAGTCTTATCACCAAACATGACAGTACCTTCTCCTGGGAATGTAACAACAGGATTGACACCAGACTTGTAAAGCATATCTCTTTGTGTTTTGCTTGGATTGAATGCCAACTTAACAACATTCTTAATTTGACCACGATTTAGACCACCTGGAGAGAACCATGGATCATTAGTGTAATCAGTACGAGCACATAGACCAGCAATGTCGCCATTCAATGGAACATAACGGTATCTGTCGTTGTAGCGATCATATTGATACTTGTAACCAGAATCAAGAACTGCATAAGAAGTAGATGGCAATGCATCACGGTATGCAATAATTGCATTCTGTTCAGTAGAAGTAGAACCAATGATTGGATCAGCACTAGAAGTACTCTGTGGAGATACAAACGCTACGCAATCTAAACGAGTTTCGCAGATGTTATTGATAATGTATGTTGCAGTTGCAGCAGTTGCTTTACCAGCCATAATTAAACTAATATCATACTGTTCAGCATTAGCAAACAATGCAAATGCAGACTGTAACTCGCCATCAGTTGGCACGAAATCATCAGTACCACCAGCTAGAGAAATAGCAAGTGGTGCAGTTAATAATTTGAAACTTGCGCCTGCAGCAGCAGAACCCCATGCAGTAGTACCAGTAACAGCAGTTGGATGATCCATCCACCAAATGTATTCTGAACGAGCATTCAATACATTTTTATAGTAGTTATTAGTGCCATCAGGTTTTTTAGCATCAGATGCTTTAGAAACATAAGCAAATTTTTCTAGGATAGTACCTCTTGTTCCAGAGAATGCGCCATCTTCATCGATAATGATAATATGCATTTCATCGTTAACACTTGCGCCAGTAGTATTAACTGATGCAGCGTATGTAGAAGTTCCTGGAGCAGAATCAAACTCATCTTTGTATGTCCAAGTGCTAAAACCAGCAGAGTCAGCTACAGCAACTCTTAAGGAGTTACCAAGAGTGCCTGCATACTTTGCAGCAAAAGAACCAACAATACCAGCACCATTTACGAAACTACTATTGTATGTTTCACCATTAGTGATTTTTAAGCCAGCAGTAGTAATTGTATTATCTATAGTAGCAGTAGTGCCAGATGGAGGACCAGCAACAGTGATTGTTGGAGCAGTTGAATAACCAGAACCAGCAGTAGTAATTGTTGCAGCAGAAATAGTTGAAGAAGCAACAGTGACTGAACCAGCAGTAGCATTACCAGCTGAGAATGTAGCAGTAACAGTACCTTTGTATCCTGTGCCACCAGCAGTAACAGTAACAGAAGCAACTGATTGGTTTGAATTATTACTTAATGTTAAACCAGTTGTAGTACCAGCAGTAGTAACAATAGCAACATCAGCAGTAGTAGTTAAAGTAAATCCAGTAACAGAAGAACCACTACCAGTAATAGCAGAAACTTTGTATGTAGTTGGAGTTGAGTAACCAGTAATAGTGGCAGTACCACTAATTGTACCAGAAATAGCAATTAAATCTCCGACAGCTATAGTAGTTGCAGTACAAGTAAATTGACCACCAGTACCAGAAACAGCAGAACCAGAAATAGTTGCTGGTGTAAGAACTGCAGTAAATGTTGCACCAGTACCACCAGATGGAGCAGAAAGTGTTACTGACGGAGCAGTAGCATAACCAGATCCACCAGAAGAAACTGCAACAGCAGTAATCGCACCACCAGAAAGAGTTACTGTAACAGCAGCTTGTATACCACCATCAATATCAGGTGCACCAACTGTAACAGCAGGTGCTGCAGCAGTAGAAGAGTAACCAGAACCAGCATTTTGTACAGTAACAGTACCAAGACCGCCAGTTGTGGTAGCAACAGCATTCAAAGATCCAGTGTCAGCACGAACTAGTAATAGATTGTTTGTATAAGATAGGAAGTTCGCAGCTGTGAAAAAAGATTGGAAATTGCTATCGTTTGGTTTACCGAAGCGACGAACTAATTCGTTCTCCGAGCTAACTGTCACAGGCTCCAATACTGGACCCCATGGAAATACCCCAGCAAAAGCACCAATAGATGATGATACGGCTGGAACGATAGAAGTGAAATCTTTTTCTACGACTGCAACGCCTGGAGATAATTGGAACGGCATTGTGTTTCTCCTTGTTAATAAGTTTACCTAGACAATTTTATGTCTACATTTTATTTAGTTTTTACACGATTTCTAGAAGTTTAATGGAGCCTTCTCTGGCTTACCATCTTCATAGAACCCGAATGGTGTTAATTCTTCTTCGATCGCTTGCATTTGCTTAGCGTACATAATGTTTCGTAGATTAACATTATTTAGGTCTTTAAAATAACTGTTAGTTGTAAGCCATCCGAACAGTACCAGAGGCATTACTAAATCATCGTGATAACCTTCGTCAGCTTCATAAGATCCTTTTTTCTCGATAAAAGTCGAGATTTCAGAGATCGTATCAGCGTCATTTATAATAAGTTTGTTTTCCTCAACGAGTGCTTTAAAATTATGACACCCAATTCGTTTGATCTTTTTATCGGTATTGACACCCAACTGTGTTTTACCACCACCAAAACCACCAGAGACTGTTTGTCCCATAGCGTGTCTTGTAACCATCAATATATTTTCATATTCCATCTCAGAATATAGGATGTGAGCAACCTGTTCTGAGATGTTAATTTCCAATAATACAAATGCTTGGTTATACTCGTTTCCAACTTTGTAAATTATATTTGGATAGAGTAACGGACTGATTTCATTATTACGATACTTCGCAACGATTCTGTAGGGAACCTCTGTAATATCAATAACTTGGAAGGCTGAATAATCCCCACCAACACCCTTAGCCACATCACAGACCATACAATAAGTATGACCAGCCTGTGGGTTTACATATACATCCAATCCATCTTTCTGGTGGACGATAGTATCTGGACTCATTCTAGAAATAGCATCTGCTCTAACTAGAGTGAGAGAAGAACCCAAGAAGTTACAAAGAACCTCTTGAGTAAATTTAAGTTCGCCAAGCTGTGCTTTTTGTTCTGCAGCCCATGCTTCATCACGACCTGGAATTTCCCAGTATGGTATGAATAGATTAACGAATCCATTTCTACCCTTTTCAGCATCTGTCCAAAACTTCCAGAAGTGATTATAACCCAGCGGAGTTGATGATAGTAGAATCTTAGTAGTCTGACCAGCGGAAATCGTAGGGTAAACTGAAGTAAAGAATTCTTCTGCCACATTGTTTGGAATAATCGCTGCTTCGTCAACATACAACATGTTTACGGATTTACCACGAATACCAGACTTACCTGTTGCAGCAGTGAATACTTTTGAACCATTCTCTAGTTCAATGTCACCTTTGTTCCAAGTAGTAACACCTTGTTGCATCCACTTTGGTAGCAACTCATACATTGTTTGATAACGATCTAAAACCTCACGAGCAGCAGTTGCTTTGTTCGCAAGGATAGCCACAGTTTTGTTGGCTTGAAAAATCGTGTACCAAAGAATGTAGGCTGCAGAAGTAGTTGTTTTACCTTGCTGACGACCTTCCATAAGAATCACACGACGATTATTATGGATTACATTCACTTTGTTCTTTTGGCAATCATAAAGTTTAAACAGTTTTAAACCATGATCTAGCGTAACGATGTAGCAGTAGGTTTCGATAAAATATATCGGATCTGCTGCACACTTCATGTACTCTTTTACATTATCAGGTGTAAAATCAACAGTAACACCAGCAGCTTTTAAGTTCGAATTCGAATTATATACTTGTGCCATAATTAGAATCCGTCCAACCAACTCTCCGTATCAACAGTTGCAGTAGTGACATCACCATCTGCAGTATAAACTCTATTTGGATTACTGAAGTCTTCATTTTCACCAACATTAGCATTAACTTCTTGAATAACATTTCTACCAGAGATTGGTCCAAACAGATTCATCTTCATTTGAAAGTTAAGACTATGTGTCACAAATCTTCGCATTTGAAAATCACCATCGTAGTCGTCTTGAACTGACACGCTATTTAAAACAATTGGCACATCAATCTTAACATTCATGTCTGGCACAACATTAATTGATAATGTATACTCAGGTGTAAATGTAGGAAGTATTTGTTCGATGATTTGTAGACCATCCTCTTGAGTTTTTGTGAGGATGTATAACGACAAGTCTAGATTATATGGAACAGGAGTGTACATAGTAGATACTGCACCAGTACCATCACCACACTTCAACTGTTGCATACGATTTACTTTTCTTTGAGGATCGTAGTTGTATCCAATAATCTCAAAAGACATTCTTGGAAGAGTAGTATAAACATGATTCTCCAAAGATGGATCTTGATCTAAACGAACAATCCATTTTTCTTTTGGAGCATACGCAAGAGGTATTTGTAATCTTTGGATAACTGTACCAGTTACAGAATCACCTTCACGACGATCGATATAGATGTCGCTGAATAGTGAACCGAATCCTACAATGCACTTGCGAATGATTCCGTGATAGTATACATTACTGTTTAACATTATGGGTTATTTTCTCTATCAATTTCGCCGAATGGATTTGTTACACTAAACAATACATCTTGTGCTTCTGTTTTAAATTTATTATTATCACCGAAAGACTCTGGTTTATCAATATTGATATCAATAGAAGCGGTTGCCAGAGCACCTGCACCACCACCACCTGATATTGTAATAACTGGTGCGACTTGATATGCAGTTCCTGGATTAGTTATATCAATGCGAATAATTTTATTTGCATTAGCTCCAGTTCCACGAACTGCAGTGGCAGCAGCATCACGACCAGTACCACTCGTGAATGATACTGTTGGAACAGAAGTATATCCAGAACCAGTTGCAGTCATTGTAATCTTAGTGACTTCGCCTGTAGGAGATCTTGTTGTATTTGTAGTGAATGTTTTAAGAGTTTCAAATGCATCAATCTCAGAAATACCAGTATCAATTTTCTCAGAAGCATACTGGAACAATTCAACTTGTAACTTAAACACATATAGTTTACCAAGTTGATAGAATGGATCTTGATGTTTTACAAACTTAATTTCAAATAAACCTTTAGTTAATGGAAAGTAAATTAAATCGCCTTCGCATGGGCGAGTAGGAATAATTGTTTGTCCATAACGACCAACCAACTGATCCCATCTACGACGAGCAACTACCAATGTAGCTGACTGCTCCATCATAAGACCAAACTTCTGAATAAAAGCACCTTGTCCATCAAGTGAGTCTACATTCTCAAAGTACATTTCAATTGGAAATGATGATGTAAATTTTGATAGACGATCTTCACCAAGAATCTCGTCTTTAGAAACTAATGTTCTTGGAATGTACATGAACTCATTACCGTAAATCTTAAGAGATTCGATAATGAGATCTTCGACTAGGTACTGTTCGTTTTTAGTACCATGAGAAAAATAAACATTAGTAGGCATCTATTATCCCATGAAGAAATCTAGAGGTGCTGACTTATTCTGCAGTTCGTCTTCGAGTTCTTTTATTTCTGTAGTGGCTTCATCGTAAAGTTTATCACCATCCAGAGTTACACCACCTGGAAGTTGAATACCAGAGAATTTCTTAATGTTTGTTGCCCATTGTTTTTTAAACAATGCAGTAACATAGTGCTTCAACCATGGCTCGTTGTATACTTTAGACCATGTTGTTGGATCCATTGCACGATAAGATTGAACGATAATGTGATCACCCAGAATAAAATCAGTCGCCCAGTTAGCGTCTAGATATAAACGACCATTCAAACGATTAAATCTAAATCCTTGATGACCATTTAACTCTAAATCTAATAGAGCCAAGTGTGACATAACTGTTTTGTAGTAGATTAAAGAAGTAGATGTTAAGTCATACAAGTCATTTAATCTTAATTGATATTGCAAGTCGAAGATGTTCTTTGAAGAAGATGCTTGACCCATACTTAGAATCTTTGTAACACCCCAAACATAATCAGGAACTTCAACATAACGATTATCATATTCACGAAGTGTAATAGAAGATAATGTTGCGTTGTGCCCTGCAGAACCAGTGATTGCTTCGCCAGCTGTAAAAGTTCCAGTAACATTTCTAACTAACAATAAAGTGCCTGAAGAAATTCTGCTGGATTCTCTACAAACTTCAGCAGTTGCACCAGAAGTTGCTCCAGTAATTCTTTCTGCTAAGTCAAAATTTGCAGCAACAGAAGTAGTAAGAGTAACTTCAGACGCACGGATTTGCTGTTTAAGATAAATCTGTTCCACACCTTCGTAGTGATAGAGTTTCCAGTAGTCTAATGCTTCATCAATGCGGTCTTCGATTTGATCATCGTCCACATTAATCTCGAGCACTGGTGCGCCCAATGCTCTTAACGCATAGTCTTTTAATCCAGATCTTGTTGAGACAGCCATTTTAGTTACCTAACTTTGCTTTAAGTTCTTCGATTTGTTTTTGTTGTTCTTTAATCGCTTCAACTAACAATGGAACAAGACGCTCGTAATGCAGAGTCATGTATTGTGGATCGATTGGAGCAGGAGCAATAACTTCTGGTAGCACCGATTGAACTTGTTGAGCCGATAAACCAACTTCTTCTTTAGAAGCATCGTAACCCAATGCCACTGCAGTTTCGTTTGCATGATAATGGAAACCATCAAGAGAAAGAACTTTCTCAAGAGCATTTTGAATGTTACCAGTTTTAGTTTTTAAACGATCGTCAGAGTAGTAAGAAGTGATTGCATTCGTTGCACGAATCTCACCAGAAGTTCCAGATGCTGCAGTTCCAACACCGAAAGAACCAAACTGAACAGAGGTTGCTGTACTACCTGAAGATAATATTGTTCCAGTATGATCTGGAAATGTAAATGTTCTATCTGCGCTCAATGTAGCTGGTGTGAGAATCACTTCCCAGTTACCAGTACCACCTGCACGACCACGAATCTCAATACCATCTTGAGTAGATGCAGCACGAGCAAGAGCACCACCACCAGTAAGAGTTAATGATGTACCAGTCGCTGCACCAATATTTGGAGTAGTTAAAGTTTTATTTGTTAATGTCTCAGTACCAGCAATAGTTGCTAAAGTACCAGTAGTTGGTAGTGTAACATTGGTAGAATCAGAAGTAGTTAAAGTTAAACTATGCCCACCAGAAGTAATTAAACTGCCACCATTAGAAATAGTTAGAGTAGCTGAAGACGCTGGCTCAGTAATTGTAACTTTATTAACAGCAGTGAGTTTAATAGAATCGTATGTTGCTCCAGTAAAATCTACTGTAGTGCCAGCGGTTGGTGCATTAGTTGGCGCACTAAAGAATTTCCAAACACTATCAGTTGCATCTTTAACTAAGCCAGTATATAATGTTGTTGAAGCTGGTTTATATTCTCCAATAATACCAATGTCTTTAGTATTACCAGTTGCGCCATCGTTTAGATATACAGCAGAATCAGAAACAGTTAATGCTGAAGATGCTTCAGTGGTAGTTGTACCTTGAACTGTTAAGTTACCAACAATTGTTACATTTTTCTGGAATGTAGTTGTGGCACCAGCAGAACCAGAACCAATAGTGAGGGTAGTCGCTGCAGTCGCTAAGTTAACTGTGGTAGCGTTGGCAGTTAATGCATTAAATGTAGTGGCAGTAGTAGTTAAATCACCACCATTGACAGCCAAATCACCAGTTAGAGTTGTGTTACCAGTCACTGCAAGAGTACCACCAATAGCAGTGTTACCAGTAGTATCAGCAACCGTAAACTTATCCGTGTCCATGGTAAGACCACCATTAAGGACAGTGGCACCTGTTACAGTTAATGTAGTACTAGCAGTAATAGCTTTTGCAGCTAATGTAGTATTGGCTACTGTTAAAGTACCAGTTGCAGCACCAAGATTCAGCGCAGTTGCAGCACCGAAAGCATTAACAGTAGTGGCAGTAGTATTAAACACATTCTGTGTTGTTTGTGTCCCAACTAGTGTACCAGTATAATCTTTAAGGTTTGTTCTATTCCATTGACCAATTTGAGTAGCTGCATCACCACCAGCATTCTCAGCATAAAAATCTAAATCACCATTTGAGTTACCAGCAGATGTTTCTGCTTGGATATAAGTAAAACCATCTACAGATTTAACACCACCGAGAGATGACCATGCACTAGATGAATAACCCTCAAATGTAGATTGAGTAGTATTGTAACGAATCATACCATTTGCTGCAACATATGGTCGTTGAGCAGTCGTGCCAGTTGGAACTTGTAAGAATCCAAAAGTAGTAATAGAAGTAATAGTACCAGTAGTTGGTATTGTTCCACCAGTAACTGTTACAGTAATGCTAGTTCCAGAAACAATGCTTGCAACTAATACGCTTGTAGGAGAACCACCAAATAGAGTTCCAGTACCACCAGTTGCAGTAATATTTTGCCCAACCATAATACCAGTAGTTGATGACATACCAGTAATCGTTGCTGTCCATGGACCAGTACCAGTAATAGTTCCAACTGTTCCATTACCATGACTTCCATTAGCCATTGTTATAGATCTTACGCCAGCAAAAGAGGTTGTAGTATCACCAACCTGTGCTGCAGTACTACCAATAGTTAAAGCAGAAGTAACCCAAGAAGGAGCAGTGGAAGCACCAGTAGAACGAAGAATAAATCCTGAATCTCCTGGAGCAATAAATCCAGTAGTATTTGTATCAGTCTGGTACATTAAGTAACCAGCAGAACCACCAGCAATGTTAGTTGCAGTAGTTGCAGTAGTTGCAGTACCAGTAGAAAGAGCAGAAGCATTAACCCATGTTGGACCAGAAGTTCCACCAGAAGTAAGAACTTGACCAGAAGTACCTGCAAGAGACAAACCAAAAGCAGAACCACTTGAATATACAATAGCACCAGCTACACCAGTAAGAGCAGCTCCAGTTCCACCATAACCTAAAGCAATAGCGTTACCGTTCCAAATGGAACTTGTGCTCATTGTTTTATTGGTAAATGTTTGCGTGGCTGTAAGAGTTGGAATAACTTTACCACCCGCAGTTGATCCATCATGGATGCGTAAAGTATAAACATCAGTATCAACTGTTATTTCACCTTGTGCACCAGTGAATGCATTATTTTGAGAAGTAGTTCCTCTTCTAAACTGTACTTGGGTTGCCATTTAAAAATTCCTCTATTTTTGTATATTTATGCTTGCGCTTCTGACCAGAATAAGTTAATATTCACATTGGCTGCAGTTCCATCGACAACAGTAATTGTTCCACCCATGGCACTATGGTTTTGGCAAATATAATATAGGGTGTTTGGTGCGTCTATATCAACAGTCCATGTGATTGTTCCAACATCATCTCCGTTGTTAGTTACTCCAGTATTATATGCATCTCCAGTACCAGTTGTTGCAGCAGTTTTAATCCAGAAAGGATGTCCAGAAGCATTTACTGTAAATGTATATGTTTGTCCTCTAACAACTGTAATTGCAGGATCTGCATACCCATTTAAACGATAAGAACTAGAAGAAGTGTGTCCAACTTCATATGATGTTATTCCAGTTGGAAGAGGTCTAACAACGATTGCCAATACATCGGGACCATCTGGAAAGTTAGAATATCCACCAATAGCTGAGTTTGACAATTCTTTCAAACTAGATAAGTCAATCTCAGAAAATCCATTAGGCTGACCCAATGTTGAGAAAATTTGTTCTCCAGGATCTGCTGCATAAGTTACACCACGAGCAACTTGAGCAAAAGATGGTTGAGAACCTAATGCCACAGTGTTAACAGAATCCCATGTTAAATCAGTTGCAGCATCGATGTTGCTTGGGTTTAACACACCATAAACTTGAACTGACTGATTAGACTGAACTTGAAGTTTTTGTAATAATAATTGAGAACGATTCACTAAATCTCTATCACCAAGATTTCCTGAAATAGAGTTTGATACTGCTGGAGCTAATCTAATAGCAAATACAGTATGGGCATCACCAGTTGGAATTGTTTCATTTAAAGCTGCATATGAGAAGTAGTATCCACGATCTGTATCGAAACCACCATCCATAATATAAGAAGATCCCCAGTGATTTAATGTTGGCGCAGCAGTACAACTAATTAATAGAACAGCTGTATGTCCATTACCTGCAGCATGAGATGCTGCAGAACCACCAGTAAATGTTTTATTAATACCACCAACGAACATAGTAAACGATGCACCACGAGTACATCCAGTTAATGAATTTGTACCAGTATTAACACCAGTAAAAGTAATACATTCATTTTCAATAAGAACTACACCACCATTTACAGGGAATCTAGAAACATCTAGTACTGGAATAGTAGTGACAGAACTATTAATAGAAGATGCTAGTTCTCCATTTACTGATTCATTAATAGTTTGATAACGAACAGCAGTGTTACCTGAACGCATGTACGCTTCATCATTAATATTATTTTGTTTCATGCGATGAGCAAGAATCATGTTGCCGTCTGGACCACGGCACATAAAGTCAATAAAACCAGCACCATACCACGAAAATGCAATACCCATCATTTGCATTTTATTTAAGTTAATATTATAACCCGAAATGCCAGTTCCATCTAAAGCATCAATATTAAACTCTGACTGAGGTACACGATAGTCAATAACTGTTGCTAATTTAATACCAACTGAAGAATTAATACCACGATATGCAGGATTAATTGTCATATTATTATCATCAGCAATAGAACCTACCATGTAGGTCATTCCACGAATAACAATACGATCACCAACTTTAAGTTGTTGAGTGAAACGACCAGAACTAGCTGTGACAGCTTGAGATCCTGGAGTTACAGTACAGAAACCAGAAATTTGATATGTCGAAGATCGTTTAACAACTGCTAATTCTTTACCATCAAATTCCCAGAACAACCCGTTTTGATCATCGAAAGCACCCATACGAACAGATGCACCATGCCAGAACTTTAAAGTGACACGAGGTAAATTTGTAATAACAGCAGTAGTAGACCCTAGTGATGATGCAGCAACTACAGTAAATGTATTCTCACTAGTGACAGTATTGATACCATATGTTCCATTATATCCTGATGTAATAACACCAGCTATTTCAACAGTTGCTCCGACTTGAAGACCATGATCAAGTTCAGTTGTTACAGTAATAAGAGAACCCGCAGATGTTCCTGCAGCGGAAATTTGGTCAAGGTTCATAACAGGGTTAAATAAAACACCCGAAGTCCAAAGAATACCCTTACCTGATTGATAACGCATATACTTTTTAGTCTGGCGAGAAACAGAAGCACCATGAGATGGAACAAAATTACCAAGCTGAACACCACCATCAAATGGGCGATGTAATATAAATGCGTCTGAACGAGTATATAATGTTAAATTAATGCCACCACTTGATACTGCGCCACCTACACGAGCAGTGAAAGTAAAGGTTGTTGGCGATGGAACTGATTCTGCAAAAAAGTTACCTGTTAGTAATCCATGATTAGTTCCACTAGAAGATACAATACCAATTAATGGAGCACCTGGAACTAAACCATGATTTGCATAACATGTAACAGTAATCACTGATGGATTGCTTCCATCTGATGTTACTGATTCAACTGGTAAATCTGAACCAGAATAAAAACCACCACGACGACCATAAGTAGATCCACCAAAAATTGATAGATTATCTGTACCAACAATACCCTTTGCATAGTAAGTGAAACTTGTTGGTCCAGGAACACTAGAAATAACAAACGCACCCTCAGCACGAGCGTAATTTGTAGTTCCAGTTAAACCATATAGAATAACTGGATCTGCAACTGACAATCCATGTGCAGCAGATGTTGTAACTGTAATTAATGATGGAGATGCACCATCAGTTCTTACATTAGAAAGAAATAAATCTAATCCTGGTTTTTCATAAATTCCAGGAATATTACGGATGTCTGTATAGTTCTGCCACTTAGTTGGTTGTAGACCATATTCAAAGTCAGCGTCAATTAATGACTGTGGATTGGCAACACGCATTCTCTCAATGGCATCAACACCCATGGCATATGGGCGAACAATATTACCAATATTTTTTGGAGCGTCAGTGTAAATAGCGATTTTGTCGTTTGACGACATTGTTGAAGTATCATATGTAAGAGTTACAGTTGTTACACCTTCCTGCTCTGAGAAAAATCCTGCATTTTCTGTGGAACTATATGTAACAGTTCCGCCACGAGTTGGATCTCCAATGGCGTAAATATTATTCTGTGAAGTTTTATTTGCAATAATCAATAGTTGGGTTGCATCAACTTTTCCAGGGAATTTTACATACCCTGAATTAGCAACATCTGGAGAGAAAATATATTTTTCAACTAATTGGCGAGCCATTTTATTCCTTTAGAATCCAAAAATAATCGAGTAGCCAATATAGTCAGCTTTAACCGATTGGTCAATATTATTCAATGATACAATACCGTCTAATCTTAATAGACCCATGTCGTAAATCTGTGCAGCAACATCAGTAATTAATCCAAGATCTTCTTCAGCAGCAATAACTCCATCAGTCACCGAACCAAGATCTGATTGTGCATTAGTGGCAAATACAGCAGAAGTAATATTTGCATCATTATCGGCATTAATCCATGTCGATCCAGTATATGTAAGAACTTGTCCTGCAGTGGCTGAACTAATAGTAACATCTGTTAAACTATCTATTGTAGAAACATCACGAGTAACCCACTGAAGACCAGTACCAGTAGAAGCAAGCAACTGACCATTAGTACCTGCACTACCACCAGCAGTTAGTGTGCCAGTAACTACAGGAGAAGTTAAGGATTTGTTTGTTAATGTCTGAGATCTTGATAGTGTTACAACTTCAACACCTTCAATCGTTACAACACCAGCAGCACTGCGAGCAAGTGTAGTATCAGTGGCATGACCTAATTCAATACTAGTCGCTGAAGCAACACCCAATGTAGGTGTTGTCATAGTTGGGCTAGTGAGAGTTTTGTTTGTTAGTGTTTGAGTGCCAGTTAAAGTAACGATGGCACTTGGGGCAACAATATTTGATAGTAAAGTATTAGCCATTATGCTCCTCTAACCATACAACCACTGAAGTATGAAATATTTGAACCAGCTGTAGTGCCCAAATTACCTCCACTAGTCTGCTGTACATAAATTTCAAAATAATCTGTCGATCCATTAGCAACAGCTATATCAGATATCTGCATTGAAAACCATCCACCTGCACCTGACTGAGCAACTCCTGTATTATTCCATCCTCGAGCGTATTCAGTTCCATTTTTCCATATGGTGATCATTAATTCGCCAGTACCACTACTACCACCATCTAAACGAACTGAAGCATTAAGTTGATAATAACCTGCAACTGTAGGAGTAAATCTACTTGATGCAAAATTACTATTACTATCAAAATTTTCAGTACCGAATGTAACTTTTTGCTGTGTGCCAGATGTAATTGTTTGTGCAGTATCTACATATGCTCTGAATACTGGACCATCTGTAGCTAGAGTACCACTAGTTGGTAGTGTTACAGTAGTAGTGCCAGTGGTAGTCAGCGTAGTAGCATGAGCACCAGAAGTTGTGAGATTACCA